GGTCAAGTTATAACCACTTCGCCAAAATATTCCAACATTAAAACTTGTTTCAATGTCAAAAAACAATCTTTTTCTTATCATTAAAAGGGGAGATAAAGTTTAAGGAGTAGTCTAGTGATAAATGACAGGAGTACTCCTATAATGAAGCCCCATACTAGAAGCATCCAATTAGTTTTGGACTTAGTTATCTGCACAGCTTTACGCTGCTCTTTAGCTTCTCTATAGATATACTTGTATTTGAGCACATCCTGTTTAAGCACCTTAGTTTTATATCTGTACTCTATCCTGGTCTGATACCTGGTCTTAGGCATCTCTAGGATCTGTATAATAGTATCTTTAGTGGTTATGAATTTTTCGTATCTAATCGTATCATTACGTATCACTGCAAAGCTATCTATGGTATTAATCTTAATTGTATCATTTGCTATACTTAAGCCAAACTTAACAGCCTTTTTATAGTGGTATTGTGCTTTCTTAGCGTCTGAACAGCTAAATAGTAGGGATAGTATTAAAAGTGGTAGTAAGTGTCTCATAAGCTCTCTAACATTGTTATCATTCTAGGGCAGGGATAGATATCACTCTTATCCTTTCGCACTGAATTGTGGGTAAATATACCACTTTCTCCTTTCAAAGCACGTTTATCAATATCAAAGATGGTAGCAAAGTAAGTTCTAGGGATATTATATTGGTCACAAAGGTACACTAGCAGCTTCCGAGTAGACTCTATTTGTGCATCTGTATACTTCTGCCAATAGATATAGCCTTTGTACTTTTTATCTAAGATAGTTACCTCAGTGTAGTCTACTTTACCCCCTACATAATTATAGTAGTATCCGTTCTTTTTAGTCAATGGGCCATAGTTGCAGATCTCAATGCCTACAGATATCTTATCTAAGCTCTTGTATGGTACTCCTGACTCTGTGAATATCTCTTGCTTTAGGCCCAGGTGATAAGCCCAATTTTTGGAGCTAAAGCATTGCACTATAGTACCTCTTGCACCAATGATAAAAGCAGTGGCTACTTTGCCTACTTGATTGTTAAAAAATTTAGCTACATTAACAGCATCAGGTCCTCCTGCAGTATGGTGCAAATAGATCTGTTTCTTATCAGTAAGCTCATCAACAAATTGGTCTTTAGATAGACGGTGTTGAACTATCTTTGTTATATCTAACTCCATCTATGTCTTGTTTAATTTCTTTAGAACGCTGTAGTAAATTCTTAAATGCTGACCATATATCTATGCCTTTTACAGCCTTGTAATTTTCGGATATTGATATCACCTCTATACTACAAAGTACTAGAGATAGAATTTTGGTGAGCATTAAAGGCACACTAAAAAATGTTAAAATAATATCATTAAGAATAAACTTATCTATCAGGTAGAAGCCAATAACAGCCACCTCATATAAAAACAATTTAGATACTATAGCTGAAAGCTTGCGAGATGTAATGGGTAACCCTAGTTTTTTAGACTTCCATATCCCTGTTAGCGTATCTACAAAAATAGCAAACCCAATTAAGAATAATATACCTGAGATAGGTAAAAAGAAAGAACCTACCACTGCTAATATTTGTATGATTGATTTTTGTATTGATGATATAAGAATAGCTAACTGTATTTTCATTAGAGTATTAAGATAGAGTTATTGTATCCATTCTCTCTGAATGTACCACAGTTGCCTAGGCAAGTTGTTTGATATTGGTTAATGCAGCTGCAGTTATTAAACATTGGCCGTAGATCAGTATCCTGATTAGTGGTAGAGATAAACTGAGGGAATAGGTTTCTATTAACTAGCAGCCATCTGATTAATCTTTGCTCAAAGAAGCTAGCTTTCTGTGCATAATGCTCCATCCCAAAGGCTACCTCGTTTCTAGATACACTAGCTGAGTAGTCTCCTGACTGAGTTTGAAGTCCTTTATTTTTAAGTTGGTAAGTCAAACCAAAGACAGCATCTTCAGCAGATCTCCAAGCTATCACAGGCTGTATGAACTCAACTAAATTTATCTCATCAGGATTAAGTGCTGTGTTATTATACTGAGTTAATAAATAGTTGTAAAAAGTAGTGCCTAAGATAGGCTGTACTCTTAGTGCTGCCTGAGTAGCTATGTATGGTGTAACATCTGTAACATCCACATTGGCTGTAATAGGTGTGTTAACTTTTAGATAAGTTTCAGTTATGAAGTATAGCATTATACAGTAGGTGTTATAGGGGTTGTTTCAATCGCAGGTAAATCAGCTAGAGCTCTTATCTCATTAGGTGTCATGTTATCTAGTATCTTCTGAGCAACAGTAGGGTGCATAGCACTGATTAGGTTGTTTATTCTCGAAGCATCACCCTCTAGCTCTACTATACTTTCATCTATAACCTGGAAGTTATTAATAGTGAACTCTGCAGGTATCTTAGAGATTGTTAGTAACTCGTTGAAAATATGCTGAACACAGCTCCTAAGCTCCATTACTACATTCTTTTCAAAGATTACATAAGCCTGCTTAATATCTGCACCACCACCTAATGATCCTGTAGTACGTACACCCATTAAAATAGGATCTATTGTGTGAGCAAAACAAATCTGCTCAGTGTTAAGTTGTGAAGCTTCTTGAAATAGGCTATCATTACCATTAGTAGGCATTGCTTCTATCTTAGGTAACTGCTCAGCAGAATTAGCAAAGAACGCTACAGCTTTACCTGCATTAGCTGCTCCTTTCATTCTGTCTATAGTCTCTTTAATCATATGCTTCTCCTCCTCACTTTGTGGTCGCTTGGGAAACATCATAGCAAATGAAGGAAATACTGAGTTTTGGATGTTACTCTTAGCAAAGTAGCTTAGCTCACCTGATAAGAAAGCAAAGTTAAGACAGCTAGTATATTGTGGTAGTGAGTAGTGATCTTGGCCTATAGATTTAATCTCGTAGCAGTATAGTTGCTCATAGTCAGTATTGGCTATGTGGTATGGCTTTATCTCTTGGATGCCTATCCTACGTGACCAATCATCACAAATAAAATACATTTTCTTATCAGCACTTACTCTTACTTTCTCAGGGGATACATTTTCTATCCTAGTAATCTTTTTGCCTTGACTATAACAAATCTTAAAATACACCCTATTATGGATGATGAGCTGCTTAGTGGTAGCCTTAACAATATGCTTTAAGTTAATCTTACGTTCAAAAGTGTATAGCTCTAATTTTTCAACAGTAGTTAATAGATCAGTCTTAAGAGCAAAGCCACCACCGATAACTGCATTAGTTTTGAAGTCCACAATGGCACCATGCAAAGGTGATGAGTAGTACATCTGATTGAGTAGACTAGGGTAGAGATTATCAGCCCCAAAATTTATCCACATATTAGCACTATACCTAGGATCTACATAAGGTAGTGTAAGATTGCCAGGGCCAACAGGCATAAATGGGGTGCTAAAAGATTGGTAGCCTTCTACCACTTCAGGGCCTTTACTTGCTGTCTTAAAAAAATTGCTATACCATGCCATAATTAATCGTATATTGAAGTTCCTACAGGCCCACTTACCACCATTCTACCCTCTTCTATCACCACTCCTGTGGATTGTGCAATAGTTAATGGTAGTACATAGGGTGTTGAGCTCTGATAAACTTGGTAAATAAATTGCCCTTGCTTTAAGATGATATCTACAGGCTCATTAAGTACAAAAAGATTGTACCTTTCAGGCCATAAGCTAGTATCAGCAGTAGTAAATAACTGAGGCACACTAGCAGTATTCATCTCATTAGTAAAAGCGAATAGATAATGAGGGGTGGGTACAGTTGTGACCTCTGTTAAGGTTAGCACTACCTGGTTAATCACTCCCTGTTCAATGTATATCATAACTATATTATATGATGTTAGGCAAATGTTTAGAAATAAAAAAAGCCCCACAATATGCAGGGCTAATTTTAGAGAGGCAGTAGATTAAACTAAGCCATAAATTGCGTAATTACCTGGTACAGCTAAATCAACTTCTAGGGCTAAAGACTCATTCTCAGCTACCAAAGTAACAGTGTACTTAGAACCATCGGCACGAGCAACACCAGAACCTTCACCAGTAGCAGTAAGCTGCAAGTATGGGAAGTACCAATATCTACCATTAGCATCTAATACTACACCTGCAATATACTGTTGACCTGAAGCAAGTATCTTAAGTGCATTAGACTTAGCAGCTTCACGACGGTGAAATACTAGGTTAATAGTTTGAGTAACAAAAGTTGAACCATTGATAAGATCAGCAGCTTGCTCTTCTGTATAGTTTGATGTATTCCTGCGAATGAAATAACTTTCAAATTGTAAAGGAGGTATAGTTACAGGATCAAATGTGATAGCTGTTACTTTGTAATCAGGATAAGTAGTTGAAGTTGCAACAGAAGCAATACTATCTTGAGGGATAAACCATACCTGATAAATTCCCCCTGAATTATTGGCGCAAGATTTTTGGATTCCCTCCAAAGCGGTGCATAAATTGGGCATATGTTTAAGTTTTATATAAAGGGGGTTGCCCCCCTCTATGAATTAATAATTAAGATCCGAAAACGATTTCTGTAGGATTAACATAGTTAAAGCCAATTTTCATATTTGCTCTTGTTCGGATGTAAGGCTCAGCAACTGTATCTGCCAAGTTCACTGCACGTAGATCTGATGGATCAGATTCAGAATCAAACAAATAGACTAGATTATCCTTTAAAGTAATTACCAAATGGTCATTAGACATACCTGGACAAAGTACAATCTTAATACCTAAGTAAGTAAGAGCTAGATCTTGAGTGATATATGCATTAGTGTTACCTGAAGCCACTCCTAATCGGTAGATGTTTACTAATTGAGTTGGTAAGTAGATGCGTAAATCTGCAGTACGTGATGCAATGTTAGCAGGTACTAAAGCAAATGCAGCTTCTAAGTCAGTTAATAACTGAGCAAAAGTAGGTGTAGGTGTCATAGCGTAAGGAATAACAGCTATATCTCCTGCAAGTTGTACTTCGTAACCATCACACAAAGATAGTGGGTTAGCAGGAAGTAAAGAGCTATCACCTTGCCATCTCAATGATTCAATAGATCCATTAATAGAGTTAGCCATCTCACTCCAGTAGAAGTTCATAAAGTTAGCTACAGAGAAATCACCATTAGAACCTTGTGCCATTTGTAACGAAACGAAAGACTGCTCCAGATCAAATTGACAGATCTGCGCAAGTGCTGATAGGGCACACACCGACATCAATTTAGCTGTCAATTCATCCTGTGGTGGAGTGAAAGCACATGTAGATGGTTGTAAAATGTCACCAAAAGTTACAGTACCAATTTTAACCTCATACTTTACACCTGGCAAAGTACGAAAGTTATCTACGATATCTGATGATCCTAGGTAAGCCTGAGAGTAAAAGCTCTCTGCATTGGGTGTAAGTGTAGCACCTGCACCATTGTTTAAATCAAATCTTAATTTTCTCATTTTGTTTGTTTTTATTTGTTTGTGTTAAATTTATTAAAGTTACTTAATCTTTGCTGCACGCTTAATGCTACAGCCTCCTCAACTACCTCTTCTTCACCATCAACAGCCATAGCATCTTCTAGTTGTGCTTTTAGGTCTGCTATCATAGCTACTAAATTATTTACTTCTGCATCTAGTGCAGGCTTAACTATTGCTAGTATTGCCTCAGCATCTAAAACAGGATCTACAGCCATAGTCTCTTCTACTACTTCCTCCTCTTCTACTACTGTATCTTCTAGGGCTACCTCTTCAGTGGTCTCCTCTACTTTAACATCACGTATCTCAGTAATCTCTCCATCTTTTACGATATAGATTTTACCCTCAATAGTGTGCTCTCCATCAGGTAATTTGTTCATATTTATTTTGGTTTTTAATTGTGTTTCTGCTTTTAATTTCATACCTAAGTATCCCTCAATGCTGAAGCCTACCTGGTCATTATCTACCAAATGGTTATAGTACTCAACATCAGTTACCTGAGCTGTTACCATTAAGGTGCCTGTAGGTACCTCTATACCAAATGAAGAGTAAGCTTTATCTTTAGTAGGGTTGTCTACAATCCAAGCTTCAAGTACATAGGCAGGCACAGTCTCAGTAGTATCATGCTCTAAATTAAACAGGTCCTTATTAGACATGTCTTTCATAAACTTAGAATGAATCTTCTCTATCTCTTCTTTAGTAAACTTAACATAGTACTCTTTCCCATCCTCATCATCTTTACGATAGATCTCCATAGGTATAAGAGCAGGTGCTACAATACGATACTTTACATTATCCTTAAATATCATTTGCTTAGCCTGAGAATTGAAAGCCATACCCATTACTTTGATAGCAGGAGTGCTAGTAAAAGCTATTTGTTCTATCCCTAAGTCCTCCCCATTTTCAGAGTATTCAGGATCTATAGTAATTTTGTAAATAGGTAAATTATCTTTTGCCATACCTATATTATATTATTTGTATATTTGTAAAAAAAACAATTATGATAACTATTTTAGGAAAAGAAATTCCAAACCACCTTGACGAGCTGACTATAGAGCAGTTTGAAGTAATAACCGAGCTTAGCAATAACAAGGAGCTTGACGCTGTAGATAAGCACTTACAAATCTTTGCTAGCTTAGGCTTAGCTGAAAGTGAGTTTTATGATGTAGATGTGGCTGACTTCATTGAGTACACCAATGCATTTAATACTATCCCTGAGGTAGACTACCCTACCATCTCACAAATTGAGTTAGCAGGATACAGCTACACAGCTGAGCTTAAGATGACAGTAAGAGATACAAAGCTTATTGAGAAGATAGCCATAGCTAAACCTAAAGGATATATTAGTGATGTGCTAGCAGTTTTCTTTAAGAGGGATGATCTTACACCTGCTGAGCATTATGCTGAGGCTCACTTAAAATTGAAAGCAAAATTAATTAAAGATCTTAAGGCTAACATAGCTATTCCTTACTTATTGTTTATCACGAATAAATTAATCAAACAAGTAGATAAAGCAGAAGATGTACCTACCGAAGAAGTGGAGTAATATCTCAGTTGAGCAGTTTATTGAGATAAGCCAAATAGACAAAGACCAGGGAGCTAATGCTTACAATAGTGAATTGATTTCTATAGTCACTGATATGACTTATGAAGAGGTAGATGAGCTAGACCTAGATGATATGGTTAAAATGGTAGCTGATATGAAGTGGTCAAACACTCAGCCATCTAAACAATATAAGCATGAGCTCCTAGGTATGAAGATAAAGCCATTGTCTAAGCTGTGCCTATTTGAGTACATAGATATAGACTATTATTTTAACGATAACTACCACACTAACATAGATAAGATATGTGCTATCCTATACAGGCAGTCTAAGGTAAATGAATGGGGTGAGGTAGTACTGGAGACTTATGACTATGATATACACATAAGAGCTGAGAAGTTTCTAGATCTACCAATTACTGAAGTCTATGGTATAGTAGCTGAGTTCCTAAAGTTTAGGGAGAATTTTCTAGATGTGTATAAGAATTTGTTTGGTGAAGCTGAAGAGGATCTAACAGCAGAGGATAAGGCAGCCATGGAACCTGAAGAGATTAAAGAGGTAGAGAAAGAAGTAAAAGAGAACAAATGGTCATGGGAGCGTATGATCTACGGCCTAACTGATGGTGATATCACTAAGAGTGAAGCTGTAGGAGCCCTACCCCTTACTTATGTTTTTAATATGCTAGGTATGAAAAAAGAGCTAGACATTTAACGGATACCCCTCAATGAAATCAGCAGGAGGATCTAATGCATAGAAAGTGTATACTAGTTTTTGATTTTCTTTGACAACAGGCACCCATTGGTTCATAGGATAATTTTTACTAAGCCAATCAAAGTACTGTTGATATATTTCAGCAGTGATACCTGAGCTCTCCATTTCCTGAGTAAATTTATCTACAAATTCTCTAGGAGCTATCTGCCCATTATTAGGACCATAAGCATTAGAAGTTTGTGGTACTCCATTATTCAAAAAGATAAAGTAATACATTGCTATTATCTCTATCTCTAATCTTTCCATGTTTACTATCTGAGCATTAATTCTAATGCTATCTACTAGGGTACTTCCTGTAGGATTAGAGATATCATCTCTTACTATCCTTTTAAGAATAGTAGCCATCTTTCTCCTAGTAGGATAAAGCACATTGAATATACCATTTTTAGCGTATGCCATCTCTTAAATCTTTATAAATCTCTACTGTATCATCTACTAAGATAATACCCTTATCAGTTTCTACGTGAAGTTGTGTATCACTAATAATCTCAACAGGTCCAGTAATAGTGTAATCAGTTCCGTTAATATTAAACATAAGCAAAAACTTTGAATAAATCTACATTAGCTACATCAGCTATATTCTGACATTGCATAGTAAATAGAATATATTGGTTACTTGTTCGATTGAATGTGGTAGTTTGAATAGCTCCGACAGTATACTCTGATTGTGTAGAACCTACCATTGTTCTAAGACTTGTGCCATCATAGCTATAGTTACGTTCGCAATATCCTAAATAAGCAGTACCTCCACCATTCATAGTGTATATATTACTAATCAATGTAGCACCTGTTAAGCTATTAGTAGTGTTAGAGTATATCCTGCCATACATTTGCCCCAAGTTACCTGATTGCCTATGCATTCTAAACACTAACTGCAAAATGTTATTAAGGCTAAAAGTATTCGCAGGTATTAATAAAGAGTGACAAATAGTGACAGTGTTAAGAGTGGTAGGAGTTCCTAGTATACCACTATACCCTAATAACTTAGGCCCGATGGTCACGTTACCACTACCTACTAATGAGTTACCATTAACTGTCTTTATGTTGGTACCACTTACTAGCGTAGGTTGGTAGGTAGTAGTATCCACACTTCCATCTGCTTTCAAAAATTGTGTAGATGTACCGCTAGTTTTCTTTATAGTAGTAGCTTCTAAATCACCTACAATAGTAACAGCATTACCGCTGCCGCTTGTCTTGTTAACATATATACCCTCACCTGCACCACCTTTAGTGATTGTGATTGCCTTACCGCTTCCACTAGTGTGATTAACGGTTAATGTATCAGAACTTCCACCTGTAGCAAACGTACCTTGAGTAGCTGTTAAATCATGACTACCTAAGTTGACATCTGCTGTTGCACCTGTGTATGGTACTTTGTTATCTAATGCACCTTGCAAATCAGTCTGAGCTGATAGCGTTCCTGTGATACCTCCCCAAGTTGCACTACCACCACTAGCAGCTGCTATAATTTGAGCGCCTGTGATTGTGTTATTAAATTCCACCCCACCAATAATAGAAGTGCAATCTAGTAAATCAGTTGGCTGTAAGTCGCCTATATGTGCTGGAGCTGTTGCTCTCCATTTACCCCACCATCCCATATCTTAGCTTGTTGCGTTTTCCCATGCCTCAATAACATTGAGTGAATTTCTACTACCTCTTAATGCTACTACTATATCCTCCATGTAGTTATTAGATCTACGAGCATCACCTCCTGCTGCTTCTAAGATATCAAACATTAAACACTTAGATCTATTAGGATTGACACCGTAGTATTCAGCTATGCCTAGAAGTAAGCTAGTATTATCATATCCTGTTACCCCTAAGTTATCTGCTATTTGTTGTAGTGTATTATTTGCCATACCTATATTAGTTTAGTAAAGTGATTTGTTTAGATCGGCACAGCGCAGTCAGTCCAATCATTGACAGTAAGAGTGATAGTCATCTGATAGCCTGCAGCGTAATCTAGCAAGTCATTGTTGAGGGGTGTAAAAGTAGGCACACCTACCACATCAAAGTCATAGTCAGTGCTATCAGTAAAGTATACATTGAGATCACTAAGGATCTGTTGAGTATCACTAAGAATAGTTATGATGTTAGCTCTATCCTTTTGTATGATGTCATAGCAGTAGATATCGAAGGTAAACTCAGTAGTGTTCTCAGTTGGGATAACTCCACTAGGCACGATATACACCAGGGGATACTTCTCATCCTGAGTAGCAAAGTTATAGAGCTGCTCTTTGAAGTCAGTACCTACCTTAAATACTTGCTTATGGGCTGTGTAAAATGCTATTATTTTATTGGTTATTGCTTGTAAGGAATTCATAGCTCTGAGTTTTTATTTATCATGTTAATTTTCTTTTGCACGTTTGTTATCTGAGTTTCACTAACCACAGCTGTAACCATCATATTACCACTACCACCTGAACTATCACCTCCTGCACTCATAGCATTAGCATTGTTTGATGAGCCAAAGAGCTGAGCTGCTTGAGGTATCATAGTGGCTGTATTGCTACCAGTATCTCCACCTCCAGTGTCACCTCCTCCTGCTGTTACAGGGGTAGATGGTGATGTGAGTAACTGCTTAGCCTTAGCTATGTTTGTCGCTATCTGAATAACACCTGAAGCAAATTGTGCTATACCTGCACCTCCTGCTGTTACACCATTCAATGGGTTAGTATTAGCAGCTGCTACCAATGCAGAGATAGCTTTAGCAGTATCAATACCTATTTGAATAAGAGCAGAGGCCTTGTTAAATTTCTCAAGTTTCTTTTGGTCCTTAATGAGCATCCCTCCTAAGTTGGTGAGCCCATCTACTGTATCCTTAGCAAACCCTAACTTAGCATCTCTTACTTTTCTATTATTTTCTACCTCAGCATTAGCAGCAGCAATGTTAGCATTATCAATATCAATATCATACTTATTCTTTAGGGCTAGCAAAGTCTCAGCATTACCATTAGCAAGCTGTTGCTCTTTTAGATACTGAGCCTCAATGGCCATTATTTTACGTTGATCATCAGTTAGGCCTAAATTGTTTAATGAGTCTAGCAAAGCCTGCTGATCTGCTATCTTCTTATCTGCTCTAGCCTTAGTAGTAGCTTCATCTGCTATTCTCAACTGCTCTTGAAATTCTGCAAATTGTGCAGAGTCTGCTCCATACTTTTCTTTAGCTGCATTAACAGAAGCCTGATAAGCTACCTGTTGCTGTGCTGCTATCTTAGCCTCACCCTCAACCATGTTAGCTATCTTTAATGCATTGAGTGCCTGGAAGGCTTCGTTTTCTTTTTGCTTTGCAGCTGCTAGTGCAGCCTCAGTCATTTTATCCTTCTCTTGAGTTTCTGCTAAATCAAAGGCTGCTTTTAAGTCTTTCTTTTCTTTGTCAGTCTTAGTAGCATCTTTAAGCAAATCAGCTCGTAATCTATCATACTTTTCAGTAAGTGCCTCTGCTTCTCTTTTTGCATTATCTTTTATAGCAGCTATTCTTAAATCTTCAATTTGTCTTTCAGCATTTAATCTGTTTGTATCATATTCTTTTTGGTCTGCTTTTCTTTTATCATTAATAGCCTTATAGACAGCCCTAGCATTCTCAGCTACCTTCTTTGCATTATCAGTGACCTTATCTTCATTATCAGCTACCTTCTTTGCATTGGCTGCGTACATCTCCTCTCTTGTATTATAGCCATCTTCTATAATATCATTTTCTGCTTTAATCTTGTCTATTAATTCCTGCTTTGCCTTGTCAGCATCTTCGCCTACCATATGGGCCATTGACTCTAAGGTATCCTCAGCGTTTTTCAATCTTACCTCGGCTTCAGCAGATTGCTCTTGAGATTTTTGTACTTCTAATATAGATGTATCTTTACCTGCTATCCTTGCCATAGCTATCTCATGGTCATAGTACTTACCTATCTTTTCAGTTCTTAACTTACTAGCCTCTGTGCTTTTCTCAGCAGCAGCTTTTACAGCCTCAGCATTCTCATCAGCAGCATAAGAGGTAAGTCCCATCATATCAGTGAGAGCTTTGAAGCCATCTATAAGAGCATAGATAGGAGCCATCAAAGCATCGATAACTACTTCTAAAACTCCGAAATACTTAAGCACCAATACTACAGCTGCTACTATTCCGACAATAACTAAAGCTAGATAAAAGTAAGGGTTTGTAAGTAACTGTAATCCTATCTTAAGCATCTGAGCTCCCATTTTTCCTGCAGCAGAAGTAAGAGCTCCTAAGCCAGAAGTAAGATCTGATAGTTTTAATTTGCTAAGAGTACCTGTAAAAGCAGTTACCTGAGTAGCTGCCTTCTTAAAGTCTAAGTTCATTAGACTATCCTTAATGCCACTTACTTGATTTCCTACCTGTTGAATTGTAGATCCTGTGCTAAAGTTCTTAATAGTCTTATTAGTATCTTTAAGCTTCTGATTAAGCTCACCTGCCCTGGAGGATAATCTTTCTATCTCAGCAGGATCCGTAGCAGTTACCAAATCACTCTTGATCTGCTTAAGCTCAGCCTTCATCTCACCCAGGCCTGCTAATTTTATAGGGATTATTACCTCGTTCATCTTATCCGTAGTATTTAATTTCGATTGTTGTATTTAATAAGTAACCATCTATGTATCCTGTACCTATTTGTGAGGTAAATATTTCTATATAATTTCCTACACCTATGTAGCTAACTGATATTATTCCATCATAAAATACATTATTGATTAGCACAGTTATCCTAGGAACTATTATATCACCTATATTGTATCCATCTAAATATCCTTTATACGCACCCACTGCTCCTCGTGTCCAAGTAATACCACCTAGCGTATCATTAAGCACCTCAGGTATAGGATCACCTAATCCTGCCTGTGTTAAGTTAGCAGTGTATACTAATGGAGTGATGCCTACAGGTACTCCATTAAATGTGCTAGCTCTTAGGTTGTCTCCTACTAAATCATTCTCACTCACTATGTATCCATCACCTACTACCACTGATCTAGTGCCTCCCACTATTACGTTACCTCTTCCCATTACCTGAGCAGTAGCCTGATTGCTAAATACATTAGAGGTAATCATTTGAGTAGTATTGATACCACCCATAGCTAACATCTGCATAGGCCCTGTTGCTGCCGGAGGGGTAGGTATCACTGGACCACCTGGTCCCATGAAAGGTAAAAAGTTAATCTCGTTATCTATGCTGATGAGTTCTACCCTTGTAAGCTTGCGAGCATTGGCATCGTAGTCTATTACCTTATTGATATTCCACCATGAGTTATCTATCCTTATCTTATCATTTAACTTAAGAGCTTGGATATCATTCTCCTTTAAATCAAAGTTGGCTATGAGCATCTTACCATTGTTAATCTGCCCCATTGTACGCCTCCAGTATCTGTTGTATAGATTGTTGTCAGTTAGGTTGCTAGGTTGGTAGTAGTAGAAGTCGCAGATAGCGAAGTTAATATCAAAGCTTGGTGTAAGTGGATCGTCAAAGTGACCTACCAAAGGATAGCTAGTTAAGTTACTTTGCCCTACAGATCCATAGTCTAAAATAGAGTAAGGCCCACAGGTTGCTAATGCTACACCTGTAAGTGTCTTATCGTATAGTATCCTTATGTTTGTCTCAGGTGCTGCACCTGCTATCATAGGTACGAATGCTCCGAACAAAGTTTTGATAACAGGAGTAGGGCTAAATAGTATAGCCTTAGTTTCTACCTCTTTAACATACTCATTATCGAAGATAACCTCAGCTTGACCATAGATATCATTAGTGGCATTGGTGTAGGTTGTATTAGGCCCATCTTTATCAGCTGCATAAGTAAGTATCACTTTCTTAGCTGTAATCTCAGGTAAAAAAGATAGCTCCTGCTCCTGGTCTTTAGCAAGCTTATCAGTCCAATCTACCTCCACACCACTATCATAAAAGTCATCTCTATTTTGCAGTAGTAGTTTGTTTGGCTGTACGTTATCTACCTGAGCATATAGGTTGTACATGTTAAAGATGCCCTTAATAAAATCTGACTGCTTAATCTTCTTAGGCACGTAATCATTAACATCTATAGTACCACCTATTGCATAGATTGTGCTACTAGGTACAATGCTTAGTTGTATGTTTGTTATCACAGCCTGTATAATTATCTGACCAGCAGCTGGAGGAACGCCTGATGGTAATAATTTTTTCCATGATCTATATGTAGTTACACCTGCAATAACGAGATTAACTTGATTTACATTTATCCCTAAAGTACCTAATGATAATTGATTAAGTGTTGTATAGCCAAGTGGTATAGTAGTTACTATTGTTTGAGTAAGTATATTAGTTGTACCATTAATTATAGATAGTGGAGCCTGCACAGCATTATTTACTGATGTACTATTAGCAGGAGGGGTAGTATTAGTATATAGGTTGCTAAAGATAATAGGCTGCCCTGCTGCACTAACTCCTAAACTTGGTTTGTAAAATATTGGAGCAGCTACACCTGATGCATTACTAGCAAAACATGTTACCCCTGAAGTATTAACTATATTAAGCTGATAGCTCATAGTTATCTGATAGTCATACTGCTGTGAGTTAGCTGAGCTTATATTGAATGGTGTAGTGTATACACCTGTGATAGGGTTAAATATATTCTGAGGATCTTCTAGCTCAGTAAAGTTATCAATATTAATCTTAGTGGCAGGCGTAGTATTTGTTGCTATATAAGCTATATTAGAAATACCAAAACCATTGTTAGCCCCATTGATTGTAGTAGGCACTGTTTTTTCTGCTTTAACCAAATAGTCATTATAGTCAAAGTTATCTACCCCTCCATTGTAAGGAATGAAGAGCTTATCAAATCTATCGTATGCAATGGTAGGCCAATCATAAGTAAAGCCAGCATCTTCAAAGATCCTATCAAAGTATACCTTAGCAAATATAGCAGGCTTAAACTCTTGAGTGTTATAGATGTAGGCTGAGTTAGCAGGGAGAAAATACTTGAAGCCATTTACCACCGTATTAGCAAATCTATTTTTTACATTGAATGCATCATAGGTATGGTTGAAATCTGAGAAGTCTATATCAGTTAGTTCCTTGTTAGCTATAGCTGTAAATAAATCTGCTTTACTATCCTTAATCAATACCTCATACTCTACATGCTCCTCATAGCCATCAGTCATCTGAGCCTTTTTAACTGAAGTAAGCTGAACAGATACATCCTCCATAATAGGGATACCATCCTGTATAACTGATCCTGTAGTAAGAGCATTGATGTTAAACGTGCCCTCAATTATATTCACATCATAGTAGTGGTTGAGTAGGTTGTTGTTATTCTTGCTACCAGTAAGAGTGATAGTCTTAGAGTAGTTACCTTGTCTCTTAGATACATCTCTAATATCTCCTACCTGAAAATTCAAAGGGAAGGCTGTACCCTCCTTAACATCTAAGTAGCCTGTTGCTAATTGTATCCTTACCATCTTAAGAGTTTACTATATTGTTATTAGCTAGCTTAACTACTATGCTCTGCTTTATCAAATTCTTATTGCGTTGCTTAAACTCTTCAAAGGTAGAAGTGACTATAGTGCAGCTCACATACTCCTCACTTTCAGGTAGCTCACAATCTGCATCATAGTTGCTTATCTTAATGTAGGTGTTAGGTGAGCTTAAAAGTTCTGTGAAGTATAGAGCCATATCTTGGTTCATCCAATCAGTATTGAGTGCTATGGTAGTATCAGTAGAGATATAAGTGTTAGTCATACCTGTCTCAGTGGTTTCGTATAACCATCTATCTATACCTGCAGTCTCAACGTATCCTGGGATATCTTTGTTGAACTGTTCACGTGTTATGTTGCCTGTAGTGTATGCCCTTCCTGTGAAAGCAAAGCTTCCCCATGAGCCCATGCGATCTAAGAATAAGATAGAGTGCTCTACTGTTCTTACCCTTCTATCTAAGTTTATCTTGTATTTCCTTGAGCCAGGAACACCAGAATTTCTAGCATAATTTACTGTGTACCATTCAGTGGTAGGCTTAATCATTGGTAGAGCTCCTGAGATAACAGATAGTAAGCCATAGTTATTAGGGCCTGCACTTATGCCACTAACATGCTCTGCAGCTGTAACAGTCTTTTCAAATATATCACCGTCACTGGTCTGAAAAATAAATGTATCAGGAGGAGTAGGTGAGCTATTGGCTACAGCATTAAGCCATAAATCCTGTGAGAGTGTAGCATAGAAATTAGAAGATGGTAGGTTGGTAAGCAGTCTATCCTGAAAGCTGTTAAGCATAAAATCATTATAGTCATAAGCAGGCCACTCTACCCATCTGATAGCTCCGTTAAATACAAAGTTCTTAATGGCTGTGATGATATTTCTAGTGATTGTCTTTCTACCATCTGCATAAGTGATAGCTCCTCCTGTAGTTGAATTAGTTACAGATCCCCATGGTGAGCTCACTACTATGTACAAAGGGTTAGCTACTAGCACAGTGAAGAGCCCTTCTAAGTTTGGGTTAGCTGTAGGACCAGGTATGTTTTGGGTTATGTTAATTTGGTCTCCTACCACAAATGTGTTAGCTACGTTTATTCTTACCTTGCCTACATAGGGAGCTGTTACCCATTGAGTAAGTGCTAATGAATAAGTGGTAGTAGTAAGATACTCTTCCCCTACCTTTACATCATACTGATAGTGGCTGTTGTTTGCATCATATACTGAGGTGTTAGTCAAGTTAAGGTCATAGCTCACCTGAGCCTGTAAGAGCTTCGATAGATCTACCTCACCATAACCTGTGCCATAGGTAGGCATTACCCTGTACTCTGCTATCTTGTTAGCTGTACCACTTTCATAGATATCAAAGATATACTTAAAACCTTGTAGGTTGTTGTTTGAGCTATCATAGATAAATTTGATAGGATTGTATGCAGGCATCAGAGGTTGTGCCCTTGCTATGTTAATTATTGCCATACCTATATTATTTTAATTGGTTATTTGTTTTTAAACTCAGCCATGGCCACAGCATAAGCTTGATCTAGTAGCTGAAGGTGCAGCTGCATCCTATCAGGTCTATTGAATACTATCCTCACTTGCTTACCTGTCTTATGGAATATGAAGGCTTGCACCACTTGTATCTTATGTAGTATATCAGAATGCATAGTACGAGTCATCGGTGTAATACTCCTGCCTTATGTGAGTAGTGGCGTATCTTATTGCATCCATTGCATCATCAAATAGTTTGACAGGCTCATCAGTTATGAAGTCACCTATCTTCTTCCATTTATAATTCTCATACTCTCTTCTTATGGCCTTATCATCCTGGCAAAATACACCAAAGGTCTTAAGGTTATCAATACCTTTCTTTACCACCTTGTTAGCATTCTGTACGTCATAGCCTGCTATATTCATCTCCTGTATTATTTCAGGTCTAGAGTAATCTGCTAAGATGGTAACGGTTTGTTCTATGTTCAGGGTTGCTAGCTTCTCTATGAGCATTGTGGTAGTCAGGTAGCTCTCATATATCACAGGCTCTATGTAGATATCATTGTCACAGTAGTACACCCTCATCAATGCTGTGGGGTGATTGTATCCAAAGTCTAAGCCATATACGTACTTAACAAACTTAGCAGGCCTATGAGCTACAAAGGACCATTGAGAATAGATGTTACTCTTACTGATAGCCTTCTCACCTAGGGCATAGATCTGATACAGTGCCTCATCTGTTCTCTTGAGATCCTCTATCTGAGCTTTGATGCTTTCAGGTAGGAAGGGATTGTCTTTGTAGGTGCTCTTTATCTTTATGCTTTCCTCAGCAGGTAGCTCATATAACCATGATGCACTATCAGATGGGTTGTAGTCAAAGATTAGCTTATCCTCCGTTCTCATATTCAGCTGAGTGAAGTCATCGAAGTAGAGCTCATTGGCTTCATTGCACCAGGCTATGTCTCTTTTACGTCCCCTTATCTTTTGCTCATCATCTACTGAGAAAAACTCTACCATAGATCCATTGGCAAAGGTATAGATGTGCTCACTCTTATTATGCATCTCTTGCTTATACAGCCCTATGTCTTTTAGTATCTCTATGAAGTCACGAAGTACTGTAGCACGTAGGGCAGGGAAGGTTTTACGGATAACTGACACCACCTTATTGTTATTCTGCAGGCAGTAGATTATCATCAGCTGACAAAGGCTGTAAGTCTTAGATGAACGGGAGCCTCCCTCATTAATTATGAAGCGTTTGTCTCCTGCTATGGCCTCATAGTTCTTTTCAAAGATGACTGTGCTTTTTATCTCCATAGCAAAGCTAGTACCTAGTTAGATACTATATTGTTATTATTATTATTATACTATACTACTACTTAACTATAGTAACAGTAATAGCACTTATCTTCTCATCACCACTGGTTACATCTGTGTGCTCTTTCAGTGCATTGAGACGTTGAGTTATGGAGGGGTTGAATTGTCCTACCATACCCCCAGTGATTTGATCGTTACGGATCTCTTTCTTTATGTGCGTACAGATTGTCCTATATTCAGAATATCGACCATCAGTGTTATCAAAATAATGGTGAACATCACTGTAGTTATTATAGCAAAATATCTCAAAGCCCTCATTAGTCAAAGGTACTCTTAAAGGCTCAGGAACCATCTCTGCAGTCTTTTGTGATAGCACCCATTTTATTCTAGGGTTATCTGCACAATGAGCTTTATAAGCCTCAAATATCTCCATTAACTTCTCAGGACTTTCTATCAATTTAGGCTTAGGCATTATCCCTGCTGTTTATATTGTTTAACATAATTCTTAGATGCTTTCAGCTTAGAGTTCTTAGTCTTAGCATGTACACCTGGTCTCTTAACCTTAGGCTTAGATAGTGTCGAAGTAGAGCTAATCTGCTTTTTCATTTTCTACACCTTTATACTTTGCCTTAGGAGTGCTCTCTTCAAACAAGTAACCCAAACCTATAGAGGTATAGTACTTATGCTCTTGAGCCATCTCTTCAGTTACTTCAATCGTGTTTTCATAGTTGCCATTGTAGGTAGTGATATACTGACCTAAGTATTCATTCTTTGTTTTCATACTGTACTAAAATTAAAAATGTATAATAAAATGCTATCCATAACCCTGCAGCTCTTGAAGCCCAAACAAAGTCTAATGTAAACAATGCAAGGCCACAGC